CCTGTTTGATAACTTCAGGTACTTTCTGTATTTCTTCGGCAACTACTGGGGTAGTAGTGTCGTAGGTTACTTTCAATACCATAATTGAAAACAACACAGTGAAGAATAATATCATGCTTTTTTTAAATAGCATAGGTACTTCCTTTCTTATTATATGCCACGAATATCGTGGACTTCAGTGTACTTACACTACACTGTCCAACAATCACAATTACACATGGTAACGTCTTCGATTGCTGTTGCTACATCAGGACTTGCTGATGCGGGAGTCGTTAGTTCTGGTGTTACTAACTGACTATAGGGAGTGTCAGCATATGATTTCTGTGGATCATTGGCTGGCTGACACTGAGGTGGTGGTTCAATTACGATTTCTACTGTATCTGGATCGTAACCTAAACCACCAGTTGTTATAGTAATAGCACTGATACTTCCGTCTAGAGCTAACACTGGATTTAGTATTGCTTGCTGTGCTACATTTACTGGATATACTGTAATCTTTGGTGGAGCACTTGCTAGATAACCAGTACTACTACTTGTTACCCTTACTGATGTGATTTTGGTACCTACCACAGTAGCAACCGCGCTAGCGCTACATACATCAATATAGCCACTAATATTGTTTTGTAGTTCGCCGTTTGTTAAGGTCATTCTACTAGCATTTCTAGCTTCCCTCATTGTAGCAACTACGTTTTGGGCGACTTTTGCTATAGCGGTATTAGTGTTATTAATGTCACTTATTCTCTCCAGTACAATAGCACTCATACCATCGCCGTTATCTAGTGAATATGTCTCTAATTGTCTCACAAAGTTTAAGATGTCATCATTAGTATATAAAGATACTAAATCTTGAGGATTTTGAATTGCTAGTGGTATTGCTCGTTGCTCAATGAATAGTTGATTTCCTATTTTATCCCACAGATAGTTTAGTTGCTGACACTGTGCGATATTACCATTAAAGATATTAGTAATAGCAGTATTAGCTGCGGTAATTGCGGTATTGAGGGCTGCGTCTTGATCTGATGGCGAATTAGCAATGTTTAGAATAGTAGTGTACGCACTATCTAATGCTGTATTACCTGTTGTTAATCTTGTAATAAAGATAGCAATAGATCCCAATAAATCTGTTGCTTCGTAAGCATAAGGATAACCCGAGGCTGCGCCGTAGAAGTCGCATTGTCTGAATGTACCACTGTTGCCACTGCCTAATGCTGTGTTTGATAACATCGTTGTAGTTAGTGCAGGGTCAACTGACATACCGTTAGTTGTATTGATCTGAGGTAAATCTAAGTTCGTCAACTCTAAATTAGCGACTACTTGACTAAACTTTTCAACTTCCATGCCCGAAATGAATTTGACTTGCTGTACAGTCATAGCAAATGCCCCACAAGCAAGTGCTAGTTCATTCGACAAGATGCCATCTAGATAAAATCCCCAGTTTTCAATTCTTGTATTGACGCCGCCGTTGACATAGATGAAATCATAAATCTTAGCGCTGTTAGATACAGAGCGATCAATATTGTATCTAGGTAGGGTAAGACTGTTGTAGCTATTAGGGAATAGTTTTTTAGGGTCTAATAAATCTGCTAATGTTGTAATGTTGTCTGTAGTACAATTTAATCCGTATAGTACTCCACGCTCAGAGCTGTTTAAATCGTCGCCTGATATTAACGTTAATGCTGTGTAAATTTTTTGTTCTTGTGCTGTTGTGGGGGTAATAGAATTATCTAAAATAGAATTTAATTCGCTAATACCGAATTCTTGTTCCAATAGACGAATCTTTACCGCATCAGTCAATACTTTATTAATTTGTAGAGTTTTTAATAAGACACTAGGTAGGCCGAACTTATCGATATTCTTTAAGTCGATTGCTCTGCCTGTAGCAATTAAGTCATTGCCCCATACTTTGAATGATTGAGTGATGCCAGAGATGTTACTTGTTGTAATGTCGTTGATGTTACTGTAAGTACCGCTCATGAATGTCTTAGAGTTAATGTAACTACTAATGACTGTGTTCTTGGTGTCTCTATAATTTTTATTTTGACTAAATGAGTTTACTATGTTGCTGTATTGATTGAATGTTGGGTTATACAACTCATAGTATGCTTGTCGTGCTATTGTTGCGATAAAGCCGTTACTGAAATACTCGTCATATTCTGGGGTGTTCTCAACAGCATAATCGTATTTTTGCCATTCATTCGTTGATGAGCTGGGCCAGCCAGTGATCCAGCCGTATTTGCCGCCGTTGTCTTGACTGATCTTACTATAGTCGGTTGTGCCATCTAACCATTTAGCTTGCGTCTCGTTATAATTTCCCTTAGGCGGGTAACTAGCACGTTTCATTGAGGTGCCTACCCAACTACCGTAACCCGCATAACTTGGTTTGAATGTATCGGGTCTACTGTTACCTAGGGCGGGACATACGCCTTGACCTATTCTCAGTAATCTACGATATGTCGATACTTGAATTGTGCCTGCTCGATAAGCTGCATGTAATTTAGGTAGCGCTTGTGTTAGTTTATTCAACACTGTTGTTGATGTAACTGAGCCCTGATTGTATATATTACTTGGTGAACCTGGGAACCAAGTGCCCTGGCGGCGGCGGGCATTCCCATTGATAGCGAAGCCTCTGTCTTGTGATAGGGCTCCTAAGGTATTCAACTGTAAGGGTGTAAATTTGCCTTCAAAACTCATGGCACAAAAACGTCTCCGCTACCCTCAACAATGCTATGACCGCAACTATTGCCGCTACCTATTCTAAGAACAGGAGAGCCTTCAGCGAATACTGACGGGCTAGCACTTGTAGTAACCGCGGCATCGTGTGGCGGATGAGGGCGGCCCCAAGGAGCATGAGGTGTTATCTGACTAACGTGTAGTCCGATTGGTTGACCGTTGACAAAAACTGTACCGGCGCCGCGCATAATGGCGCCGCCTGCTTGATTTTTGTCACCTAATCTACTTGCTCCTGGCATTGTTTATCCTAATATAATTGATTTTTCTGGTAAAGTGATACCAGTAGTCATCTCAATATACTTCATTTTGATGCCTTCATCAGTAACAGAATAAAGAGAGATGCTATTAGTATTTAGTCTGGCGGTAGACTTAGGTTCAGAAGTAAACATACTAGGTATGAACTGCATGCCCTTTTGTGTAGGTGCGATTGATACCGGCTCTTCGATTGTGATGAAGCCGTCTTCTTCACTTAAAATCTTAGTGATTAGTTCTTCGCCTGAGTTTAGTTTAATTGTATATACTGTGTTTGTGTCGAATTTCATTATCTTACCTTTGTGTTGAATTCTTCTTCTGACATACCTGCTAAGCCTTGATAGCCGCCGGGGATATGTGTTGTGCCTCTGTAGATTTGAGGTACGCTACGAAAGCCCGCTTCTACTAACATTTGTCGTGCGTCGGGAACTTGCGTTATATCGATGTATTCATATGCTACATCTCTACTCTCTAGGAGTGCTTTTGCTTGGTCGCAAAACGGGCATTGTGGTTTACCGTATACTTTAATCATTTTACTTTTTCCTTCCAGTATGGTCGTGTATCTTTTTGTTGTGGCAGCTTGATAGCGCATGGGTTATCGATTCGTTCTGCCATTTCTTTTGTTTTCTTTGACCAGTCAATCAGTTTTAGTGATAGCCAGTCTAAGAATCTAACTCTCACACACCTATTCTTCTCTTCTATTTTTTTGAATTGTTGAAGGGCAGTAAGCATCTCTTTGCCTACTGGTGTGTGTTCAGTATTCTTCTCGTTCATATATGCGTTATATTTTCCTGTTACTTTCATTTGGTTCTCCTATTATAGTTCAGGTAATAGTTCTTTGTCAACAGTATCGGACATAACGCCGATAACATAGTTTGTTGATTCAGTCTCTTGTAGAGCACTTTGTTTCTTACCAATGTTCACGTGCTTGTTGAACCATGGAATTGGTGTTGTCTTGGGGTGACTTCCTTGATAGCGAATGCCGATATCTTTGAGTCTGGTGAATGCTGTGAAGTCTACGAACTCTTTTAAGATTTCTGCGTTTAAGCCAATGACCGGGCCCTTGATGAATAAGTAGTCTGCCCACGCCTTTTCTTCTGCGATTACTTCTTCGTAAAGCGCATATACTTCACTAGCACATTCATCTACGATAGCGGCAAAACGTGGGTCATCTTTGACTACGTTGTTGATTAGCCATGCTGTCCAGTCTGCGTGTAAGATTTCATCTTGTAAGATAAGAGAGATGATGTTACCGTTGCCGATGTAAATCTTGTTTTCTACCATTGCTAGTGATGTAGCGAATGATACCATGAATCTGAGTGCTTCTAGTGCGTAAGAGGCGTGTAGAGCCATCCAGATTGCTCGAATGTATTCACGTTCTGCTTGTTTATCGTTCGTGATGTCGGGCATCTTGCCTAGTTCATACTGACAGTTGATTTTATGTAAGTGGTCATAGTGCTTACCGACACTAGAAGCCATATCTACAATTTCTTGGGTATCGTGAATCGTATTAAACACTTCTTTAGGTACACCGTAAACATTTCTGATAATGTGTGAGTATGACTTACTATGAATGTTTGTTTCGAAAAAACTCCAGTTACTTACTAGCGCTTCTAGTTCTGGGATAGAGATAACAGGGCCGAACACTTGTGCTGGCGCACGACCTTGAATTGAGTCTAGTGCTGTTTGACGTAGGAGGTTACTAGTAAAGATGTGCTTGATAGCGTCTGTCGCATCTTTGTGATCCATCTT